CGGCTGCTGCTGTACCCGCGGCGGCTGTACCGGCGGCGGCGCCCCCTGCGGCTGCGCCCCCTGCCCCTGCTCCAAATAATGCTAAGAACGGTGCCATTTTGGTTCCCTCTCAAACAAATGCTGTTTCACGTGAAACCCCAGATGAGTCATAAATCGCTTGGCTGCTTCATCATCCTGGTCCACAACGGCATAAAGTTTCTTAACCTTGGTCTCAGCAATGATTTCCTCAAGCCCATGCTTCACGGCACGAAACAAAGACACCGGCCTGTTTCTTATTAGCGGCGAGAAGATCGCCCAGGCTTGGCCCCTGCCGGCTATTTGCAGCGTGACTCCCGCCGCGCCAATCGGTCTCCCCAGAGCACAGGCCGTAAAAGCATGGCCGGCGTTTTGTCCCACAAGGGCAAGCTGGCGCATATCGTCATCCACCACCGGGGAGATCAATTCGATATGGCTTGCCCTAAACGGGATTATTTGCAGTTGCATTGACAATCACTTTTCTCTGCCCGCAAAACTTGCAGACTCGTATTCGTTTGCCCTTTCAAGTTGACTCGTAGACGCCCATTTTACCGCAATTAGAACACTTCATGCTTATGTCACCGTAAAGACATTCGAGTTTGCCGCCCACAAAAGAAACTTCGGAGAGAGTTGGAAAACATAGTCTCCCGCTGGCGCACTTAAAGGAATAGTGAAAGTCGTTGTTCCGCTCACCGCTGGTCCGATTATCTTAAAGGCGGTCGAGGCACCGCCCGAACCTGGGAAGGAGATCGGATCTCCAGCGCCTTGATATGGATTCAAAAGAATTTCGTCCTCCGCTGCGGCAACTAGCAAATTGCTCCAAGTCACGTTTACAGTATCCCCCGCCGCGACCGTAGTTGCATCTGTTGAGATGGTCGGAGGAGTTGGACCGCCGTCCGGTGGGCAATCAACCAGGATCTTCCAAACGTCATAACCTTTGTTGAAATAGAAAGTTCCGTTATCGAACCACGCGGGGCCAATGGTTGGGGCGTCGGTGTTGGTGCAATAGCCGATATAGTTAATGTCAGTCCCGTCACAGTAGTATAAAACAGGATGCGGGCCAGCGGTTAGCAGATAGATCAAATCGTTATTGATGACGGCCATCGAGCCGACATCAAGATTTTTAATGGTGATTACTTTGTCGATGGTTCCATCGGCACGATTCACAAAAATGATTGCCGGTAAAAGTCCGAAGTAGCTCCCGTTGGACAAGCAAATCAGCTTGTCCGAGGTGAGCGAGATCGAGAGCATTGATTCAAGGTCGTTGGGATACGGTCCTCCGCGGTTAATGTCGTATTCGTTCAAGAGCGTGGTGCTAGTTGTTGTAAATTCGTAAACGTGACCGTTCACGCCGCCCCAAATCCAAATGCTTCCCTCAAGAATCGAGAAAATGTTTGGGGCCAGAATCGTCACATAATCTAAAATCCGGTTCCCCAAATCGTAGACAACTCTGAGTCCGACTTGAAGCCCGCTCGCCGATGCCCAAACCGGTTCATCGGACGTACCGAATCGAGCATTAAAAAATGCTTCATGAATTTGTATCGGCAATGGTAGAATTTCAAAAACATCTGGATCATCATCTTTGAAATGGGCAATCTGACAACAGGTGTTCTCGTACCACATATTGCCGCCGCCACAGACCGAGTTACCAACAAGCGCGTAAAGTTCGCCGTTATGGATATAGCCCCAGGACTCACGAATAGAAGTTAAAGGCGGCTCTGTGCTGGTGATGTCGAAAGCAAGCTCAATCGTAAAGGAGTGTTGGCTTTGACCGCGAATAGTAGCATCGGTACAAGCCGGTGGCTCAAGTGGTGGCGGCGTTGGCGGCACAACGACCTCTTGAATAACAAATACCGGCGCTTCATCAACCGTGTCACATTCCCAATCGTCGCCGACGTGAAGCCAGCCAAGGATATTTAAAACTTCGGCTGGAAACGGCAAGGTTTGCCGAAAGCGTACACGCGAAAAAGGATCGTTGCCCAATTCCATGATGCACTTGTAGCCCTCTTGCAAAGGCACATGAGCATCCATGAGATGATAGGGCTTGCGATAAACCAGTTGTTCGCCTTCCTGTCCTTCGCGCCCAAGCTTCAATCCGAGAGCCCGGCGAATGAACACGCCCAATTCTTTCCAACCTTTTGCGATTAGCGGCCCGCCAAGCTCGGGCGGCACAACCGGGCGAAGCGTCAAGCCATCACTCTCGTAATCCAGGCCGATCTCAACTTTGGAGACAGGAATTTGCGGGTCAAGCATTATGGCGCCATTCACCACTACCTGATCCTCGAACAGCATCCCGTCGCCAATCACGCGGACAGTCTTGCCTTCGAGATGATCCAGGCCAGTCACGCCGAAGTTGACATCATGCGTAAGCACAAGCGCGGAGTCGGTTTGCAGGTCATGCCACTCGCGGCCGGTATCTGTTTCATCCGGCTCGAAGCATTCAATATAGGTCTTGGTTGCTCCATCGGCAAAATTAAGCGAGAAGTTATAAAGATAGAGTTCTTGAACTTTATCCTGAGATTCAACGTCGCCGTCTGCTACGGGCAGTAACCGGCCGAAGGGCAAGCCGTGATTGATGACCGAAGCACGTTGAGTGGCGGACACCGAGCGCACCTGAGTTACGCGATCAACGCTTACCCAAACCCAATCCTTCCCGGTGGATGGCCTGGGAATCACCGCCACACTTAAAAAGCCGTCGCCGTCCGTGGTGGTTGGTGACCAGCCGATAACCTGCTCATCTTCCTGGTAAGTCAGAGCCAGCATCTTCCCATCATTGCGCACGGCGTAGACAATGGAGTCAGGCTCCTGGGCAAAGGCAAGATCGATAACGTAAAAGCCGTCAACCAGGTGTTCGGCAAGCTGGAACAGATTGGGCGATTTGAACTTGTCGGTAACAAAGTCGAACACGAGTTCGCGGAGTTTGCGTTGTCCAAATTGCAGGTAAAGAATCAGCCCACCGATCCGTAGCGGTTGCACTCGCGCAGCACCCCGGCTTGAAACCGGCGCAACCTTGAAACTCGATTGGGTGAGCGCCCCGCTGGTGGTCGTTGCCGTTACCTGATAGGCGCTGTTGCCTGTGCCGATTTGGAGAGTCGATAATCCTTTAATCCAAAGGATCGGGTTGACTTCATCATCGCTGATCGTTCGCGCAATGGCGTCATCCTCGCCGCCACCTTTGGCGAAGTTTTCAAAATCGTTCACCACCGATCCGTTGATAGTCAGCCCCTTGCACAAGTAATGGCGTTCCTGAAAGAAGCAACCGCAAGAGGGGTAACCGCGGGTGGCCGTCCATGCCTCTACTTCGAGAGTCCATGCAGGAGTTTTGTCCGGATTGTTGACAGTGATGTCATGGAGCGTGGTTTTGATAACGACGCGCACATGGGTCGAATCCGTAACCTTGGTAATCTTAACCAGCCCCCCAAATATGGTGATCCATTTTCCAACATCGAAGGATCTAAATGCAGGATCATCAGCGGTAAGTGTGGCAACCTCGCCAACGTCTTTTTTTCGGTTCGTAATGTCCAAATCCGTGCGCGGCGAGAGTACCAGCCGCCAATCGGTTGCCGGAATTGGGCTGGTGTCGGGAAAATCATCGATAATATCGACCGTGATCGTATTTCCGCCCTGGGCAACGATCTCGCCACGGGAAGCGCCATAGACAACGATCCGGCCAACGTCGGCGTCAAGAAAACCGCTATTCTCGCCGGTAAAAAGTACTCCATCGCCGGTAGTCGCCGAAGGCGTAAGCGTGCCGATGCCCAAATCTGCGCCGGTCGGCTCCTCTTCGATGGTTGCCGGGGCGTCAAAGTGGACTTCGGTGAAGGTAAAGGTGTCCGGACTGTCATCTAGGCGCGAAAGTTTATGCACCGGGTAGCGTCGGTGCGTAAAATACATGATGTCGGCCGACTGGTGAGTGAAAACCTCGTACAAATCAGCTTGCAGATAGGGCGTGACCACTTCCTGAATAAGCGTGGCACCATATAAATAGGTCAAATCTGCCCGATTACCTGGATCAATCGAGCCATCTGGCATGGGAAGAGGGCCAAAGGGCATCCCGTAGAGCATCGAAGCTGCCCGTTTGTCGGCCGTGTCCACCGCGGCCCCAGCGCCTTCCCCGAGCAGAGCGCCATCCTTATAGAAGCGGATATAAAACTCACCAAACTCCAGGATATAGGACTGTTCGTTAGAAAATCTGAATGTGCGAACGATGGCGCCACGGGTTTTGGCAATATTGATAAACTTTAAACCCGGCCGGCGAAACACACCGCCCACGGTGAGGGGCCACCAATTGAGGGATTGGCGAAGCGCGGCCTGATACTTGTTTTGATCCTGCCGCGCCTCGAATCTGGCTGATACCTCGCCCGCGTTGAGCGCGTGCTGTATGAGTATCGGGTTACGGGACATTTATGGCCCGGTAACAATCTCTCCATGAGTAAATGTCGTGCCGTCGTCAGAGATCGTCGCCTTGTGGTCAACGGTTGTCCCGTCGTCGGCATAGACACTGTGAGTCGTGGCGGTCTGAGTTTTCTTGTTCCGCCATGCCTTATAAAGATAATCGAGCTTGGTTAGCGGATCGGTGGAAGCCGCTGGCGCTCCCTGTGCTGGCTCCGCTCTTGCGGTAGGGGCACCGGCAACGAATAGCAGGTCAAAAATGGCTTCTTCGAGAACAACGAATTTTGCCACCACCAACCGGGCACCAGCCACGAGACTGATAACCGACATCTCGCCAACGGCGCTGGTATCGGTGGCGTCAAAGGTCGCCGCGTACATGCCCTGGGCAATGTGCGTTCCACCACCTGAGTTTTTGGCTGCTGAGGCTGCGCCGTTCTTGGAGATCAGTAAATCGGTATTGGCGATTGTAAGCGCGGTTTCCGGCGTCTTGCCGTCCGTGTCATCGAGGTAGGGGCCGATCAATCGCACCTGACTTGCCGTTGCCTGTCGTAAATAACCGTTCAACATTTGTCCTCCCTAAAATCTTACGTCTATGAGTGTGCTGTCAGTTGCGATTTCGAGTTGACCCTCGGCCTCATCCACGCCAACCGCCTCGTTAAAAGAGATTTCGAGAGCTTCGCGCATGACCTGCATTTCGGTAAAATCCTTGACCATCGCGGGCGCGAGATACCACGCGAGCTTTGTGGCACAGACATTGAGCAGCATGGAGTCCCATCTGTTCACGTCGGTAATGTTGCGCGTGTAAACGATCTTGGCAAATTGGACATCGCAAAGCAGAGTCTTTTTGTTCTCGCTGTCGATCTCCACTGAATACTTGGCGAAGGCAGTTGCGGGATCTTCAAACGCGATAAATCGCCTCATGCAAAGGCAATCGACCGGCAGGCGGTAGGAATAAGTCCATTCGCCCAGGCTTCTATCGGTCGGCAATAGAGCCAGCGTTGCCCGGCCGCGCACGGCATTCCAATCACGAGCCCGTAAGGTTTCTTCCTTGGCCCGCGGCAGATACATATTGACGGTAGCGATTGATTTTGAATTGACAGTGTTGTCAAGTGACACAACGCGGTCCTGCGCCACCATGCCAAGCGCCATATTTGCAAGTTCCAAGTCAGTTGCCATTTAGCTCTCCACTACCGGCACTACGCCGGCCGCGTCTGCGACTTCCACCACCGGCACCACTCCCGCCTCATTAGTCGTGATCGTTTCCACCGGCACTACTCCCGCGCCCGCCGTGGTGTAACGGATAGGCACAACGCCCGGCCCAGCGGTAGTCACGATCACCGGCACGATACCTGCTCTGAATGTTGCTGCGCTCATTGCCAATGCTCCCGTATCCATTCAACCTTTTTATAAGCCTCGGACGGTTTGGGAAAACCATGAAAAACCCAAAGCGGAGTTTTCATTGCGTCCGGCCGGTGTTCCGGTTGAAGGTTCCACCAGTCCGTATTGAAACCCAGGATCTTGCCAGGAAATAACTCATCGAATGTTGGCGCATTTAAAATCTGTTCGCTGATGTATTCCTGATCGGAATAATACGTCTTCATTATCTCATCGCCCCGGTGAACAAAATTTTCCCATACTTTTTTATGGGCGCCGGGCCGCAGCGACCACAGCGAGCCGTTATAGTATTTGCGGGTCATATCGCCGTTTGCCGTAGTCCATGCACTCAGCCCGCAAAAGTCGCCACGCCAATCCATGAGCCAGTCGATATTTCCGGTCACAACCACGTCAAGGTCAATTGCCACAATCTGTGCATCCTCTATGCAGGGCGGTGGAGCAAAGAGCGGAATTTTGCACCACCAACCGCGCAGCATGTAGGGAAGCGGCCGAGTCTCGATCCGTTCGTCAATGCCGGTTCGCCGTTCGGTGAAACAGACAAAACGAAACGGTCTAGTAGTATTTCGTGAGATCATGTTGAAAAGTTTGTTGACATAATCCGGCCCGTAAACCGTTCCCTGCTTCACGCAAGCAATGTTAGTCAACGCGGCGCTCCAACAAACGCGCAAAGACGTTGACTCTCTATCTCTACAAATTCGTTATTTCTCCATCGCTGGTTTATTTGTTCGGCCCAAAACTCTCTGGGGTGCACGGATAGATGCATCACATAACCGTCAACAATGTGACCAAACATGGCGATCTGAAAAAACCCGCCCTTGTCTGTAAGCTCCGCAATGTTGTCGAAAACTCTCTCGACATATTCGGGCGGGATGTGCTCCATAACGTCGGTGCAATAAAAGTAGTCGAAGGTGCCGAGGGGCGGCATCTCCCATAAATTACCTTCGATAAATTGCAAGGCATTTCCGGCATCAACGCTGACCGGACTTAAATCGAATAGCGTCACGTCAAAGCCCGCCGCAGCAAGTTCTTTTCCCGCACGTCCCGGCCCACAGCCAAGATCAATCAGGGTGCCGGGCGGCTGAATACGCTTTAGAAAGTGCGGCACAAGCCGCAGCCCTGGCGAGGTTGCGCGATACGACGGAACCTTTGTCCAGACGTGATTGTATTTGGCGCGTTCGTCAACGACGGTAATCACGCTTCGTCGTCCGCCCGCGATTCGGTCCATGCGCCGTAGCCTTTTGTCGTTGCATCGGTGGGCGCCATCGGGCGCATAAAGCGCACGGCGGTATGCCCGTCCTTGGTGATGCAAACAAATCCTTCGATCCAATCGCCTGCGGCCATGCGTGTTTTAATCAAGTCGGCAGCAACGACCCTTCCGGCCGCCGTATCAGCAAAGTTAGCCATCTGTCACCTCCAAACTGCATTGACCCTCATGGATCAATTTCGTGAGTTCCATTTCTTCGGCCTTCGAGCCGTGCAAACAATAGCCGCGCACGATAGCGCCGTTGGGCGCAGTCAGCATGATCGGCATGTCGGTATAACGGCTTTGGTAAACTTTGCAGCGCGTAGCATTGGGAGTGCCGGGGAGTCCCGACACTTCCAGGTTTTCACACTTGAACGGCCCGACAAAACAACAGTTGCCGCAGCGATTACAAAGCCCCGTCAATCCCACCGAAAAACTCCTTGGTCCATCCCGACATGGATCTAAGCGCCTTTTTAAATTCCGGCTTGTAGCCCATTTCCGCAATCACCGTCTGCTGAGTTTTTCTGTAACCCACATTCGATGTCGCCTTGAGCGTTTCCCAGAATCGCGGCGTGTCGTCGGTCGGACAGCCGCAAAGAACAATCGGGTCACAGCCCATCAAGTATGCAATCTGCGCCGCGAACAGTCCCGACAAACTCATCATTGGCGTCAAGTCCCGCCAATGCCACCACTTCATTTCACCGTAAAGCCCGCTGTCGTGAACCTCAAAGTTCCTGTTGCCGTAACTGCCCCCTGCCGGATCTCGCCTTATCTCCACCCAATGAACGAGCCGAGATGTATGGTGAGAAACCATGTGATCCACATGAGGAAGCAAGACCCCAACATCGTTAGCAGCATAGATAACAGGTCTGCCCAACTTTGATCGGGCGGTCTCCACTTCCTCAAACACACCTCGCGCACTTCCGGCGACAAGGGCGGCGCGGCCCGTCAGCGAGTCGATTAACCCGCCGACGTTGCCGCGCCCCGCGTACCCTCTCGACTCCCAGGGCATTAACTGCCAGGGACGAAGAAGAAAGTTCCAAACACCTTCTTGGTTGCGACCGGAGTTCCGGTTGCCCCATAGGTGAGAGTCACCGGCTTATCGACGGTCGGGGTATACCCATAACTCGCGCCATTAGGCAGACCGATACCGGCCGAAGCGTCGAAGTCAGACGCCAGCATGTACTTATCCGCCGTGGTGCCGTCACCGATCACCGGAGTTTGCCCAACACCGGCAGAGGCCGACAACCCATCGGTGGACGCAAACAAGCCAACAAACGCCCAGCCCTTCGGGTGAGTGAACAGCTTGACCGTGCCGCTTACGGTATCAGTGGTGCCGGTAACGTAGGTTCCGGCGCCAACAACGTGCTCGAAGCGCACCGCCACAACGCGCCCGCCACCACCGCTGGTGTCATACGGGTATTTGTTAACGACGGTGTTCTGGTAAAACACCGACTTGCTCGCCGACGCCGTGCCGCGCTCGCTCAAGAAGATTCTTTTCAAAAAAGTCAACATGATTTTTCCTTTCCAGAACCCGTTTAGTTCTTAATTTTCTTTCGCTTCGATTCTCACCACGGCGCCTTCCCACAGGCGCACAACTCCCATCGTGAGGCTCAAGAAGACTTGAATTTCGTTGTTCAAGTCTGGACGGGAATCAATGGCGACCTTCGGGTCTTGCGCCGAGCTAAAGCCGACGCCATCGCGGTACATGAGAACCATGTAACGGCTGGTTGTGACCGGATCGAGCGGGCCGGAAAGCATATTCACCAACACGCCAGTGGTTTCATCCACCACGTCGGGAATCTGCACCCAATGATCGCCCTGCCAGTCATAGCCGTCCATCGTGCCGGCGTCATGGAGTCTATTTTTGGTGAAGTCGGACGATGACGCCTGAGTGATCGCCATGATATCGGTTTCCTGGCCGGGACCGTAAAACATGACCCTGGCTTTGGGACCGTTGGGCACCGACGCCTTGGAGAGCAGCACGTTAGCGGCGATTATTGTTGTAAGATCGATTGCCGCCGTGGAGCCGATGGTATGCGCCGTTAGCATCGCCTGCGAACCGTAGGTCATTTGACCCGTGGTCGAGCTTGTGGTGATCGTGGTTGCCGGGCCGATTGCGCCGTCAAGAATGGCCTTGTCGATTGTCTGCACGCCGGCCGCCGCGAGCAGTTCGCGGTAGTCGGACTGCGGCTGAATCAACATGCGAACGACATCGACATTGGGAGACAGCAAAATGCCGCCACCCGAGGTCTGCATGGTCGCGCCGCGCCTTGAGTGATTCGGATTCAATTGGACAGTCTGGGTATGACGGCCGACGGGCTGCAAGAGCACGTTGCCGATTCTTTCCCAGGTGTCTATGGCGGCAGAAACCCCGCTTCGCGTCGATCTCTGCCCGAGCTGAGACCTAACGAGATAAGTTTTCTGCTGCATGACTTGCATGAGTTGCGCCGTAAACTGGTGAACCCACGCATTGGGGATTGTGGTACTCATCTACGAAACCTCCTTATTTTATTGCCAGTCTTTTCGGCGGGTACTGGCAACCGCCTCGGTAGGGGTATCGAACTTATGTTCGGGCCTGCCTATGCCTTTTGCGTCGGCACAAACGCTGACTTTCGTCAGCCCCACCGGGGCCTCAATAAAGAGGGGTGTCCGGAGTTGGAGTCAGAGCACTCCGTGGAAAGCGCAGCCACGCCTTCCGCGCAATGCTCTAGTCCTTCATTCCCTTTTTTCTCGCCTTTGCGTATGCAATCGCCCGCAACATTGCCTCACGCTTTTTCCCTTTCATGTGCGCGGGCACGGTGGAAGGGGTGTTGTTGTGAACTTCCCGCATGGCGTTGGTTAAAATGGTTGAGGCCATTTCACGCCTCCTTCGGTTTTCTCGCCGCCCGCGCCTTCGCCATTCGCTCCCTCATCTCGGCCCGTTTCTTTTCCAATTCGTCATTGGATCTCGGATCGTACTCGGGCGAGCGCGTGCCAAATTTATGACGCTGGTGCGATTCGACCACTTCGCTCGGCGCTCCGGTGATCTGTACGATCTTCTCTTTGGAATAGCCCCGGTCGATCATGTTGTTAATGGCGTCAACAATTGCCGGATGCTCGGTATCGACTACGCCGCTTCCGTAAATCTGTCCCATGTTAGATGTTCCTTTCTCCGGGGTGGGCTTTCTCGTAGAGGCTATTCACATACTCCACCGTTTCCTTGTCCGATGCCCAATACTTTTTGTATTTGGGATTTTCGGGATTGCCCATGATGTCATCGGCTTCCTGTTTCAATTGAGCAGCATCCTGATTCAAGCGAACACCTCCACTCACGTTTCCGGCAAAGTCGGATCGGGTGAGTTCGGCAATCGTGTTGACGAGTTTGACAATAGCCGGATGATCGCCAAGCATCGCCCACTTCTCACCAATCGGCGCGATGCCGGCATTGAGCGCATCCTTTAATTCGGGAATGGTCATCGCCAGCGTATCGACATTCTTTTTGTACTCGTCCAAAGTCTGTGTAGTTTTGTCCTTGAACACGCCGTTCATCAGTTCGTTGACTTTCTCGCCGTAGACAAAATCCACTTCGGGTGGGGCGTATTTCTTGGCAATCTCTGGGGCAACCTTTTCGGCAAAGTATTTAACGATGCCCTCGGCCTGTTTTCCGTTCAAGCCAAACTCATGCGCCACGCTGCGGTATCCTTTTAACATCTCATCGCTGGCGATCTCCTCGGGCTTCACCTTATCGCCAAAGTTAAACTCATACTTATCGGGCGACTCGGGCGGCAGCTCGCCAAGGGGCGTGATGGCAAAGCCGCGATCCTTGAGTTTTACATTCTGCTCGCCGCGCCACTTCTCCATGTCCTCGGGCTTGGATTCGCCGTTAGGCAATGCCACCGACCGGCCGCGATACTCTTGCGCGTCGATATGTCCCTTGATAAGTTCAGCCGGGGAATTGTACCGCTGGATAACGGTGTGGTTTAAATGCTCGGCTGGAATGGTGGACGCAAGTTCGGGTGGAAACTCAAAAGGCATTTATGTGTCCTCGCTTATTATTTTGATCGTGTCATCCATCGCGTAGCCCAAAATCTCATCGAAGGCTCGGCGCCTGCCCTCTTCCACGCCGCGGTCAAACTCCGAATCTCCGGTCACTTGCTCCAGGCATCTTTCGAGCAGCCAGTCGGCAAACACGCCGTCAAGCGGCACCGCCCCTTTGATCGTCGCCCTGACTTCATCATCGGTATGCTGGCGATAATGAAGCCGGCGCCGGGTTCTACGCCGCTGCGCGGCCACTGCCTACGTCCTCCCGTGTCGCCTGCACAAACGGGGCAACCTTGCCCAAAGCCTCTGCCGTGCCGCCCGCCACGCTGAGAGCGGTCTGAGCGTTGGCCGCCTCACGCGCCTTATTGATGTCATCGGTCGCTTCCTCTTCATCTTTCAGCATGTCCTGGGTGCCGCGGATCTCGTATAGTTTGCGGATGGCCTTTTTCCAATCCACCAGTATCGGGGCTTCGGGATAGAACGGCTGGACGCCGCCCACGTCGGCAAGCGATTGCTGGATTGCCAAAATCTCATCGCTTCGCTGGGCCTTGGAGAGCGGGCCTTCGTAGATCACGTTGAAAGCGTTTTGATGGCCGGCGTCGAGCAGTTCTTCCGGCATGTCCTCGGGCGCTCCTAGCAAACCGGCGTAGGCCATGATGTCGAGCGTCACGTCGATAATGACGGAGAGAAATTCGGATTCGAGGCGGTTAAACACCGGGCCGATGATTTGCTGTAAAAGGTTGAGCCGCGCATTCACTTCAAAAGCTGTCATGTCGGGGCCACGCTCGCGGGCGACAAAGTTCACGATCTCGTTTACATGGAAGACGCGGAGGATGGATTGCTCCTTGCGTTCCGCCATTTTGTCGTGCGCCTGCCAGTTGGAACCCTCAAACAGTGGCACTATCGAGTTTCTTGGCTCGCCCGATACGACGGTGTTGCCGCCTGCCCTTTTATTAAGGATGCCTCCGACAATGGAATTTCGTCTGGATAGGGTTGGGGGATCAAGTTCACGATCCCATTTGAGAAGTGCTTTCTGATCTGCCTGGTTAAGACTCCGCGCATCTGGGAGAGCCAGTTCCGCTGGTCCTCTTCCGTAAGTCTCGCCGGATACGAGATCGTAACGTGCAACGGCAACAGGAAACTTTCGGTAACCGCTTTCCCTGATGAGCCTCTTTTTATCCTTTTCGACCCAGCACGAGGCATAGGGCATCTCCATGTTTGTCTGAATTTTAGTCTTTCGGTTGCCGGCGTAAGCCTGCATGTCGCGCGGCATGATCGAATGCAAAATCTCAAATTTCTTTAGCGGCTCTTTCTCGGCCGCCTTTTTGATCTCATCACTCACATCTCCCATCGTGACCGCGATATGGGCGGGGACAAGCAGGCAACGAATAAATTTGTCAATCATCCCGTCATCCCCCTCGGCCATGACGTACTGCCCAAAAGGGACCGCGGTATAACGGATTCGATTCAGCCCTTCGCGTTTCTGCGGCACCTCTTCGATCAGCATCGGCCCATTGCCGAAAAACGTCCACCCGTTGATCGCCTGGCCGACCGGACCATAAAAGGAGTTCCGCATCAGCGAAAGCATCCGGTCACGAAACTCCTCAAGTTTGGTTGCAACTCTGGGGATGGCCTGCACGCCCTCATCCTTATGGCGCAGCCCGCACCATTTGTTTCCAGGATTGACCATCGCGCCCTGGACAAACTGCGAGAACACATGCCCGCCGTAACTTGCGGTGGAATCGAAAATCTTGTTTGTCCGCTTGGACCCCGGCGTGGTCGATGTCGTTACGTCGGCGCTAAAGGGCGAGATGTAGTCCTTTATATCCTCGGCCGTGCGGTCAAAGTTGGCACGATCATTCACCAGCATGTCGTACCAGCGGATGATTTCTTCGGGCTTGCTCATCTAGCCAACATTCCCCAATCCCCCACCCGTGAGCACCGTGGAGCTTCGCCCCTTGGCAAGCGCAGCCCGGCGTTGGGCATCGGCGGCCTGGCGCTGAATCTCGCTGTCAGATGGTCCCGGTGGTTTCATGTTAGGAGTTTTGGGTTTGTCTGGGCCGACAAATAGCGTTTTTAAAAACATATCAGTACTCCACGTTCGTCATCACCCGTAAATGATCGCCGCCCCTGCGTTCTACTTCCTGCGTCAAGTTGGTAAGAATCTGAAGCGGGCGTTCCTGCCCGATAAACTGAAAACCGGTAGCCCCCGTCCGTAGCGCATCGCAGCCGTGGGATGCCCAATTGTGATCGGGCTTATCCTTATATACCTTTTTCTCTTCGTCGCGCTCGTGGCGGTAGTTGCGCAGGCAATCGAGGCCCCGGCTCACTTTCTCGCGGTCAAAGTAGCAACGGGGCAACCATGCCCGAACCGCGTTGATGCCTTCCTGCAAAGAGAGCTTGGGCGCCACGGTGATCGGCTGAAGTCCCAAGCCCTCGGCAATGTTTTTCCGCGTGTTGCCCGAGCCGTAGTCGTGAACCTCAATGTCGTGCGGCATGACGTGCTCGCCGTAGGTATAGGGCTTTTCCTGGAGCATCTTGGCATAGTACGGAAGCCCCTGATGCTGGCCCTCCTCATAGTCGATCAGCCCAATCTCGTACCCATGGGACTGGGCAAACCAGATCGAGGTCGAGTCATCGAACCCGAGATCCCAAAAAGTATAAACCGGCAACTTCGGGTCCCACGGAATATCCTTTATCCGCCCATCCTTCTCGGCCTGGTTGATCTCCTTTAAATAGTACGCGCCCTCAAGCGATCCCTGAAACGAGCAGTAATACTCCTGCTGGATCATGTCGTCGGACATGCCCTCACGCCGCTCCGCCTCGATGTCGGCGTCGGTAAGCACCGGCCCGCCCTTTTCCCCCGGCGCATCGCGCACCGTGTCGGCAATGGTCAGCATGTTGCAGTACCAATCGGGGTTATTCTTTGCCATCTGGTAAAGATCCCAGCCGTGGTTTTGTCCCCGAGGCGTGTAAATGAAAATCGCCCACCCGCCATTCTCCCTCAAGATCGGCCGGAGCAACGTCCAGGCCCGCGGGTCCTGAATCGAATACTCCGAAAATACGCAGCCAACAGGGTTTGGCCCGACCAGATTGTCAAGATTGCGATCCGTCCCAACCACCTGCCAGATCGACCCGTTCTTGGTCTGAATCTGCATCTCGGTCTCATTCTTCGACTTCACCAGCTCATCTGGAAAATGAGACAAAAACGGCTTCCCATCACTCCCGATACCGTCCCATATCGTCCGCTTCCCCTGCCCGTAGGTGGGAAATAAATGATAGTAGACCCCGACCCGCTTCATCATCTCCTTGATGGTGAAGTTTAAAAACGTCTTGTCCTTGCCGGCACGCCGGTGCCAGACGCAAACAGCCCTCTTTATTCCGGAATCAAGAGCGGCTAGTGGATCAAGCTGGTAGGACCGGGGGAAATAATTATGCAGCCCAGGGCGAACAGCGGTATCCTTTTTGCGTACTACTGCCATCAGGCGTCCACTCTCCCAGGCTCGGTCCTCTCCTCAAACGAGTAAATCTCCGCGTACAGCATCGAAATAACATCCACCCCCAGCCTTGTCACCGCCTCATATAAATGGGCGCTGGAGACAAACTGACTACCATCGAAGCCGCGGCTAGGGTCGAGGTCCATACTCCCTTAGCTTCCCCAACTTCCGTAAAATCCGCCGTACCTGACTAAATATAGGGGCTCTACTTTCGTTTCTTAGGTTTGACCTCGGAGACCTCCTCATAAAATTAGGTGAAACCCTCATTTTCTTATCATTTCTTTTGTCCCGGTGGCCCATGACTTAATGAGTAGATGGTCGTTTAGAGGCTTTTTCATTTGGAATGGGGCGTTTTTAAAGTGGTTTTTCATTTGGAATGGAAGAGGGGGAGGAACCCACGATGGAAGGGGCGGTACCCCAAAAAGGGGGGCATAGGGGGGGTCGATTCTTGGCCCGCCGGACCATCGCCCAAAACTTTCCATCAATCCCCTGGCCTTCGGTCGTTCTGTTCATGACTCATTCCCATAATTAAGAAGTTTACATAATAGATCTTATACGACGCTGTAAGTCATTGATAAGATACGAAAACAGCCTTTAGAACAAGTTATCAGACATTGGCCTTATTATCGAAGGTCGGCCGACTGGCCAACCTTCATTTCTTAGGCTTCATTTGCTTCACCAGCTCCGCATAGTTGATGGTTTCGACCCGAATGTTGACGTTTGCTTCGATCTGATGGCGGTCTGAGCGGCCCCAGCGGTCACGGAAACGACGCTCCAAGAACGTTGCTGCCGGTAGAAAATGCTCTTTCCCTAGCATCATCTTGGCCGATATTGCAATCTCAGCATCACATTCAGCTTTTTTAAGTTCTCGCATTAACTCAACAAATTCCCGTCTTCCCTGCCTCGCATACTCTTCAATCCGATAGTAATAATCATCACTTATCCCTAACGCGCCCAAAGCCGTCACAATATAATTGCCCGCTGCTATATAGTCCAATAATTGCTGTTTAACCTCAGGAGCAAGCGTAGTAGTTGATCCGAATGGCCGGCCTCTCTTACGTTTAATTGGAAGATTAATAGAAGAATCAGGAACCAGACTAGTATCAGGCATATCAATACTCACCACTCATATTCCTTATACTCTTTTGAATTGGTTTCTCTGATTTTTCACTTGCGCGGCGGGCGAAAAATTTCTCATTGGCCGATCACCATTTTCCTACTCGAGTTAGGGGCGGCAGCTGGCCGGATGCTTCCCGTATCCAAACCAGCTGCCAGAACGGTGAGTCTCACCACTACTCTCGACCTCAACCATTTGTCAAGCACAAAATTGCCCGATTCAAAAAAAAGGCAAAAACGCCAAAGCATTGATATTATTACACTAATCACGCCACAATTCCAAATTCCTCAATAATTAGCGACACTTACGTCATTTGCCCGATTTGTGGCTGAGAGACACTCAAAAGGCCGAATTTAAGGCATGAGTGCCTTGAATGCTTATGGCGCAATGATTGCTATGTTAGTTGAGCAAATAGGCGACAAAAACCTCCGAAATCTAAAAAGGGGGTTGCGCAATGACTAATTCAGTCTATATCCAAATCCGCCATGTCCCAACGGACATCCATCATCAAGCCAAGCTGGCCGCACTACTGGCCGGCCAATCACTTAACAGCTGGCTGATTGAGGCAATACGCAAGGCACTGGAGACAAAAAATGATTGACCATATTCTAAAAGAGAAAAGCGCAAATTGTTGCTTCACTCTATGCAACCGCAAGGGCGCATATATCCTAGTCGAACACTTAAAGGGGCCTGACTATGGAAACTAAGCACGCACACAATTACCGCAAAGGCACCACTGAGGTAACCGCTTCCACCTTAATCCATAAGCTCGCAGCACTCGACCAGGAATGCATTAGGCTAAGAAACATCAATTCTGACCTGCGCGCGGCGCTGAAAGCTGTTGTCAGTTGTTACGATCAAGGCCAGGATGCACATGATTTTAAAGTTAATGTAGGCGAGTTTATTTATTTCGCACGTAAAGCCATCAACCGCGCAGAAGGAAAGGAATAACGCACATGAAACGAAAACAAAAACTAGCCCCTTGGGATTGCTTAGACCTGGAAACAGGGGCAAACCATGACATTTAAGCATTGCATAGAAAGACCTGACTTCATCAAGGCAATCAATTTAAGCAAGCGCAACCAATCCGGCTCAACCGCCACCGATGTCCTACTTGTCACGTTTGGGATTCTATCAATCGGCGCCCTGGCCTTCACGATTGCCGGATTGCCGGCGCTAATTTTACTCAGGACACTGGCGGAAATATTGAAATAGGGGCATTGTCTTAGCCTGCGCCGATCTCCTCGGCCTGGATAAGCGTTAGGATTAGCCATCCTTCACGGCCAGTACGTTAAGCTGGCCTTAAAGGAAGGAAAGAATAACTATGACTCATAATGCAACATTTCTTTACTGTAATCATTGTCGTACTGAAATTAATAAAAACCCGAAATACCTGCCTAAAATGAAAAAAGAGCATATCGCCGCTCTCGTCTTATACTATAAAAGCAACGGCGATAGTCACTTGATTGACGCAAATGGAAATTTTATTCCCCAGCGCAACCCCAAATAAGGAGACAAATCATGGACATTGACGCACTTATAGACGAGGCAATGGCCTATGAAGGCAGTTGGCCTGAATTACGACGACTACGGCTAATCCAAAAATTAACCGCAGCACTTCGGCGCTATTACGAGGAAGAATGCGAAAGCGAGTATAGGGAATTGGAAATACTTCGACTCAGCAGTTCACTTGATGCGCACAAAACAATGTTGGCCAATTCGAAGTCGCGAGTGCTGGAATTAGAACAAAAGATAGCAAATCTTTACATCCCTTAAATTAAGACGATTTGCCAGACGCCAAGATTTACGGCCAAATTCGTCTGCAATGCGCTCATATCCCGTAAATCTTCGGCCACAGGCGCAGCACCTGCGCCGCCGCCTAATTCTATTGCGCGAGGTCGGCCTAGTATTAAAAACTTCAACTTTATGCTCGCCGCACGCGGAACATTTGAGCTTTGACGGCGTTTCCCTATTTTTTCTCTTAAAGTACCCCGCCATCAACATGCCCAAATGTGTCACTTTAAAATCTTCTCAATTTGGTCGATGTCCCAGGGCCGCCAACAGTATGCCTCCAAATTCGCATTCTTTGCCCATTCTAGCCATACTTCTTGCTCATGTGTCACCTTGCCCCTTACTGACTTCAATTCGGCGAATATGGCCCTATTCTGGCGCAACATGACCAAATCTGGGAAGCCAACGTCCCCCGACATGGCAGTCAGCCACCTGCCGCGCTTGGTCATACCGGGCCGGAAATGAGCAACCCGCCAACCAAATGCTTTACACAACTGGATAATTTGGGCGGTGAATACCCGCTCGGGGATTTGATTATAAAGAGGGCTGCTCACATCCCAGCCGCCTTTTTACACCAAAAACTAGCATTATCGGAATAACGCCTAGCGTCCTCTTTCCAACGCTCAACCTCCTCAGCCATCCTGCACAATTCGGCGGCAACGGCGGGACGATAAAACGCTGGGCAAGTTTTCGAATGACTCCCGCCGCCAGTACATGAATGACTGAACTCGCATGGCAAAAGTTCCGCCGACTTTTTATCCCATTTGTCAGCCATTTACCTTAGCTCTCCAGTACTCAGCATTTATAGCGTAACATCTAGCCGTGTCTTTCCATTGCTTGATTTCCAATTCCATTCTGCATAGCTCGGCGGCAACGATCCGAATAAACCTGCTATCAAGATCCGACCCGGCCCGCCACTCAGCCAACAACTCTGCCGCCCTATCGTCATATTGATCGCTCATGAAACCTCCGCTCGTGCTCCTCCAACCAGTAAACATCCCCAAAATCCATTTTGCACCCGTAGGGGCAGGGCAACCGCGGCGGGATCTTGATAACTGGCTTTTTACGCTGCCTTGACTTGCCATTGCCCAGGCCCCGCTTGCCGTGTTTGTTCATTGGGGCTCAACCACAACCAATTCCCAGCCCTCGACTGCTGATGTTTCAATGACTTTCATTCCGAAAAGTTCGGGGTATTCGCGATAACCTTGCATCCTCATCATATCTGCAAACTCACTACTACGACACAATTCATGGCAGGTTTCTGGGTGCATGAGAATACGCATGACTGGCGGCTTAGGATCTCGTGACAAGACCTGCCGACGTGCCCGATAAATATCGTTGATTAACATTAAGCCGGTGTTGTCGCTCATTTGATTTTTAGGGCCAATATGTCGTGAGCCGAAAACTCATGGCAAACTGAATTGCAAGTATCCCCATGAGGGGATTTGTTTCTACAAACATTCGCCGCCTCTAAAAACGCCGCGTTGACCTGCTGGATAACAAAGTCGAGAATGCTAAATTCAAAAGCATCACGTATTCTGCCGTCCCGCACGTCGAACCGTTCTTTTAACGCCGCCTCGATTTGTTCGCGGGTCATTTTGTTTTCTCCCATGTCTCCGGGTCAATGCCAAAGTCAATACACGCTTTATATCTGGTTTTGGTATCTCCCTTCCACAGGAATTGATAATACCGCGCCCGCTCCTCGACCAGCTTGCGGATTAACTCCAGAACATCCTGGCGTGATGCCCAACCAAACTGTTTTGTCTGAGCTTCAGCCCACAACTCCCCGACTTCTTTATCTTCCATAGTTCACTCTCATTTTCGGACAGTCCTCGGATTTCCCCCGCATGCTCGCGCATTCGAGGCTCACCCATCACTCCCTACTCCCTCCCTCCGCTCTCTCTTATCCGATCCCCTTCCGGTCTTAGCCAGAAAGAAGAGTCCCTAAAATCTTAATTAGATTATAGG